TTATTAGTTAAGTCGTTACAATAGTCGCAATTAACAATTATTTTTTTTGATGATCCTGAACTTAAAGAAGATATATTATATCCATAAGTAGACAAAGTTTCACTTTCATTGATCATAAATATTCCTTTTCACTTATAATAGAGCGATACTATGCTTTGTCAAGACATAAAACCCTAAACAAACAACAAAAAAGGGCCGAGAAAACTCAGCCCTAATTTGCTTTTCAGTTTGATTATAGGATTATAGTGCTCCTAGTAATACTCTACGATTATCTAGAACCCCGAACCCTACCTCTGCCCAGCCGTAGAATCCGGCTCGTTTCTGGCGATGAAGAGTTTCATCTTCAAAAATCTGAACCTGCTCTCTCATTGGCATAATGAAACTGTCTCTCTTGCGAAGATCTAGACCAACTACCAATTCAGTATCATGATTAGCTGGTAAAGAAGCTCCAAGAACAGTCTCATAGAATAGTTGATATTCTTGACCGTCGCCAAGTTCATCTAGATCATGAAGATTAACGCTAAATACTCTATTGATGCTACCATCAGCAGCAGTATAGATTTCTCTACGAGTTATTTCATCAACCTGATCAACTCCCCAGTTGCGAATATCTTCCATAGCTTCTGGACTAACATATAGATCAGTCAACATACCACGATTAAGACTGGTGCTATTACCACCACCATTACGTCTCATAACAGTCTTCAGAAGACTTACAAGACGTTTAGTGAACTGGCCATCATCAGCATCACTGTCATAAACAACAATGTTACGATCTGTACCAGCAGCCAATAGAGTGTGCCAACCATCATCATTCATTTTCTTAACGAAACTAGCTTCTAGAACTTCCATAGCACGACCCACAACGTCCCAACGAGCGTCGCGAGCATACTTTAGAAGATAATCGATACTAGCGCCAACATCATAAGTTGGGACCATTACATAATTACCCTCAACATGACGCTGTGGAACATAGCCATGATTAGGGATAGTATAAGCCACAAAGTCTTTTTCAGACCCTGGAGCTAGAAAATCTAGGGGAAATTCTGGAGTGGCTCCTTGAGCTAGTGTGATTGGCTCAAAAATGCCATCAAGAATATCACCGTTAAGAATACCCTGACGAAGAGGAAGCTCTAGAGCTTTTGCAAATTCTGCATTAGCAGCTAGACTTTCTTCTCTTTTTGCTGAACCTGATCTTTTTAGAAGATCTGTGAGTTCTGCACTAGCTTCAAATCTGTTATTAGCCATATTTTTCTCCCTTATCAAGTTATATTAATGTCTACTTTTACGTAACCGTCAGAATCTTTCAAGCTAAGGAAGCGCCCAACCTTAACTCCGCTAGATGTTCCACCAGCAGTAGTCACATTGGTGAGCTGTCCATTTACACCATAATAAGCATCTTGACCTATTGTTGGTGTTACGCCAGAAACAACACTATTAGTTGTAACTTGACCCTGACGTAGTAATGTTACTTTGCTACCCGTCTGAACTTCATCACGATGCCAGTTGATATGCTGTCTGGTTAGATCAAGATCAACAACATCATTTAGAAGCAGTCCGGCTGGTCTGGTGCCAGAAGGATTAGCTACTACTGTTGTAACAACAGCTAGAGCGTCATCCATAGCTACTCCACTACCTCCGGTACTATGAACAGCGATTACACCTCGTTCTGCTGTAGAATCATTGCAGAAAAATGAAATGTCTGTATAAGCTTCGATACGATCTGGTTTTAGAGCCATAATTACTCTCCCTTATTAAGTTTTTTACCGAGTCTATTGTACATAAAATCAACTAAAGCAGCTCTTGTGTTTTCAACTTCTGATACTTCGTTTTCTGAGCCAACACTAAGATCAACAGTATCTTCAGTTTCAACATCTTCTAAAGCTTCAGAATCTTCAGAAGCTTTCTTTTTCATCATCATAGCTTCTTCTTCTTCTTTTTCTTTTTTCTTCATATCTTCTTGAGCCATTTTCTTTTTCATCATAGCAGCAAATACTTCTGCAATTCCATCAAAAGAAGAATCATCTAGATTTTCAAATTTGTCAACAGTTGCTGAAGCCGCATCGGCGTCTAGTCCATTTTCAACTAGAGTGGCCATTCTTTTCATCTTTTTCTCTTTTTTCATCATTTCAGCTTCTTTATCTTTGTAAACTGCTAAAACTTCATTGAGAGCTTCAATATCAGCTTTCATTTTCATTGCTTCTTCTTCTTTTTTCTTCATCTCTTCATTCATCTTTTTAGCAGCTTCTTCTTTTTCTAAAGAAACTAATTCTAAAGAAGCTTTTGTTTCATTAATAGCAATTTCTTGAGCCTTAACAGTATTTTGTAGTTCTAGATTTTTTGTTTCTAGAGTAGAGGCCAGTGTTTTAGCTTCTGCAATAGAATTTTTGCAGTCAATCATGGCTTCGATTTTTTCTTTGATATCTGCAATTTCTGTTTCTAAATTCATGTGATTCTCCTTTAAGTTTGCTTGATCTGAAAATACACCTATTTTTGTAAAATCGCTATTTTTTTCTTTTTCTGAAACTGTTTTGTCAAAATTAAGATCATTTTTTGTGAATATAACACTCTCTGGATTTGCTGGTTTATTAACAAATCCTTTACCACTAAAAGTAATGTCTCTTAAAACTCTACCAATTTTATGATCTTGATATTCTCCAACTCCACCATATGCTCTAAGATGTTTTGTTAAAAATGATGTTTCTTCATTTCTTCCTAAAACTTTGTATTCTCCCGTAGTTTTATTTATTAGTCCATAATCAAACCCCTTAAAGAAACATTCCATACTAACATATTTAGAACCTTCTTCAATTTCGGCTATTAGTTTCTGTGCTCTATCTTTAAGATCAGTATCAGTATATCCGTTATAAATTACAGAACCTGTTAATATATGATATTTTTGGGGGAGATTTTCTATAGGAGTATTAATATCTATTAAAACTCCATCTTCTGTTACTGGCCAATTAGATGTTATGTGTCCTACTATAATTTCTTCGTTGTGTTCTAAATTTGTAGGTTTATGAATAGGAGTATTTTTAGCTTTCCATACTTCTTCTTTGTCAAATATATCATCGTTTTTATTCCAAGAAGTACTAACTAAAATAGATTGAGTATAGTATAAATCTTTATCATTAATTCCTGCTAATGTTTTAAATTCACTAGGTTTATTAGAAACATCAGGATCGGTAGATAGTTCTGCTAGTGATGCATAAGATAAGGAGCTTTTTGAGCTTAATATCTCTTCTAGACCATCATTAATTTCATTTTGAAAAATGTTCATAATATTTCTCTAGGTTTTAATCTTAATGAGAATACACCAAATTATACAGATAAGATTTAGTATATTTGTTTTCTTCTGCTGTGAGTGGGCGGCCGATCTCTGCTAATAAAGATTGGGCAAAATTAATGTACTGATTATACTTATGATTAATTTCAATACTGTTGATAGTATTGAGTTTTGACAAAACTATCTCTTCGGTAACTTCCGCAAAAGGTTCTATAGAAAAAAAGATTTTAGATTTTGTTGCTTCTGCTTCATCATATTGTGTATTTGACAAACTTCTCATATTCTTTTTATTATAAAAATCTAGTAAAATTGGATTTATTATATCTGATATTTTATCTTGTGCTGTTATGCTCCATATATTTAATGAAGCTCCTGTTTGTGGGGTGAAAACTTTGGTTTTTCTTTTGGATGAATCTTTAGAGTTTTTAGGGCGACCCTGTTGCGGTTGACCGGGCAGAGAAGATTCTTGAAAATTATTTTTAGGAGCTGGAGCTAGTTTGCTTTTCATTTCTAGAGCATTCATTTCGCCATTTTTCTTTTCTGATAGTTCAATACCAATTTGACTGGGAGTAGCTAATCCTAACTGCATAGCCATTTTTTTAGCGGCAGTTTCGAAATTAGCATCAAAGAAGGGTCCGGCCTTTTTCACCATTCTTAATGTCTTTCTATCTCTAGTTTCTCTATTTAGTCTATTCTTTTCAATATCTGGATCAAATCCAAATACTCTTTGTATTAGTTCGTCACTAACTATATTTCTATCTGCTAATTGTATTAATAGTGCTTTTTCAGCCTCTTCATTACTCAAATCCATTCTGTCAAATTCTATTTTTGCAGGAGATGAAAATCCCATAGCTTTTTGAACTAGTGCTATTTCTTTTTTCCAAAAACTGGTTAAAACTTTTCGTCCATATTGAAGTCTTTGAGTGAG